TTGGGTTCGGGGCGAACCAGCCCCCTATGGGGCGTGGTTGAGCCCATAATACTCTTTAGAGTATTACAGTGTGGCTCCCTACTTACTTCCATCAAATTAGATGAAGAAAAGATCCGGGAGGGTAGCGATAAAGGCCTCGGCGGTGAGGATCTCTTTCTGCTTGCGATTGCGGTGGTGACGATACTTTTCGTTGTAGCGCTTGGTGTTGTTAACGTAGGCCTCGTATGAGTTCTGCTGAAGCTTGGCCTTATTAGCGCGCCATCCTTCAAGGAGGTCGTTAGCTTGCTTCTCGGCGACGGCGATACTAGGGTAATAATCGGAAGCGGCGATCCGAGAGATAATACAGCGGAGGGAGCAACACCCGACGTGGTAATGCTCGGAGATCTTAACGTAGCGGGGATACCAGATTTCGAGGAAGCTTACGCGCTCCGGGATCCCGTTCTGGCTTTGGACTCCCATCGGAACGTACTGAAGGATGAGCTTCTGGAAGGCGATGAGTTTCTGGAGGTCGGTGGTGTTCATTTGTGGTTGGGTGTGAAGTCAATAGATAGTGACCTCTGGGTGCTGTAAAGCGATTACTTTCGGGGATCTAACAGGCCTGTCTGGAGGCCTTTGGGGTTGCCGAGAGGGGTAGGACATAGGTTCACCACTCCCGCGCCTTCTGAGGGGATTTTAGAGGGGTTGGCGGGGGTGCTGGCTGGGCTACGTCCCCGGGCAGGGCATACTCCCACCGGATCTCCCCCTTGTTCCGGGAGTGCCTGATGGAGATCTCCCCGGCAAAGTCCCCGAGGGAGTCCTTTAGCCCGGCACGTCCTCGGCGCTTGGTTAGGCCGAACTTGAAGATTGGCTCATCCCCTTGCTGGCGGACTAAGACGGCGACCTCTCGGAAGTAATTAACGAACTCTGAGCTTCCAGCCCCCGAGTAAGCGAGATCGGCTACTGTCTGGCCTTCCTTGTCCTTGGCGGCTCTGGGCTTGGTGGTATGGTGCATGGCTATGAGGACGGCTTGAGTTTCGACCAGCACCTTGTTGAGATCGTGACGGAGAAACTGTGAGGCCTGTTGCTGATCGGCTATGTCGATGCCGGCAAAGGACAAAAGGGGATCTACAAAGATAAGGTCAGCCCGATGCTGGGTGATTAATTCCCGGATCATCCCGGGGAAGGCCTCGCCTACGGAATTGGTGTCTCGGTAGATAGCTAGGTTGTCCTCAAGCTTTGCGCGCTCGTCAGGCCAGAGGGAAGCACCTGTAACGACATCTTGATAGGCCTCGGCTACGTCCCCAAAGTCATTCTCGGCTTGAACGATTACGATCCGGAGTGGTCGCTTGGCCTTGATCCCGAAGAAGTCCTTACGACCTCCGACTGCCCAATGGACTGCCGCTTGCATCATTAGCGAGGACTTCCCTACGCCGGCTTGGGAGACGATCAGGGCTGACCCTCCCTTACAGAGCCAGCGATTGCCGAGGACTGTGTTGGGGTCGTTAGATCTGTCGAACGCTAAGAGATCCTCGGCTGACATCTTACTAGGCGCGCCGTTCTTCTTTCCCCGGCCTTGGACGGCTAAGAGCGAACCCTCGGTGTAGGCGATAAGTGCTTCCGGGTCGGTAGCGAAGTCAGCGGAAAGCTCGACTGCCTTCTTAGCGACAGTATTAATGTGGCGCAGGATGGACTGACGCCGGATCTCATCTGCCCACGCCGGGTTAATAGATGACAGGCCGATGAGGGAGGTTATCTCGGAAACGTAGAAGGCCTCGACTGCGGACTTCCTTTCCCGGAGACGCATCGTGACTGTCAGTTCATCTGCGGAGACGTTTTCCTCCGCTAGTGAAAAGATTGCCGAAGCTATGTCTTGGTGTTTCGGTTCAATAAAGTCGGACGGGATCAGGTTCGGGGGAAAGGCGATGGAGTCTCGCAACAGTCCTCCGAGCAGGAACCTCTCGATGTCTGCTGTTTTATGGTTGGGCATGGTTTGGTGGAAAGGGTTAAAGGAAAATCAAGGTCGGCGCCGATGTCTAACTAAATGAGACGGCTTGATGTCCGGGACTCCGTAGTGAGTTAGCACTCTCAGGCGACCTTTCGTGATGACCCTGAACTTACGGACGACGAGGATCCCAGAGGAAACGGCGCGCTTGATGTAATCCGTTGCCCGCCCGGGAGTCATCTGCCAGCGCTCTGCCCAATCCTCAACCTTCAGGAAGCCGGGGTCAGGTTTAACGGCAGTCTTGTTGATCTCGGAGATGACTGCCAAGAGGATCGGGTCGGACTTAGCCCGGAGGTATGCCATACGTTTAGCTTTCACGACTGCTTTCCTATTTGGTTCGTGGTTTATTCCCGGGAGGTGTCCAGACTGTCAAGTCTGATTGCCATAACCAGCGGTCGCCGATGCGGTGGATTATCCACGCCTTCCAATCGGATCCTTGAAACCAGCCGGCGATGAAGCCGTTGTTCCAGCGCGCTGTCCCCAGATAGTTGGAGGCGTATTCCATATCGTCGATCCGGCAAAGGCATGGAGCCATATAAGCGGCACCGCCGTTGTGCTTCGGCAAGTTGACTTGATGTCCGGCGTGACCATGACCGCACATAAATAGACCACCCTCGGAGGCGTAGTGCATACCGAGCTTGGTTAGGTTGCTACCGATGCCGTGGTGCGCGGAGATTGGTCCGATACGGAGGAGGCCAAGCTTGGCGTGATAGGGCAGGATACGCTTGACCCCGGCCTTGCGCGCCTCCCGGTTGATCTTGTCCTCAACCCCCGCACAATAGTCCCGGACGACCCCGGTTGAGTGCGAGCGCGCCATATGTGAGATCCGATACTCGTGGTTGCCTTTTAGGTAATAGGTCGGCCTGAACTTGTGCAGGAAATCAATGCCGTGGTCTAGGTCTGCTTGTAAGGACTCGGCTCCTTCGGCGTCGGACGTAGCTCCTCGGCGCAACGAGCGCATGTCAAAGTGGTCACCTCCAGCGATCCGAATGTCCGGCTTGAAGTCCTTACAGTAAGCATAAAGCGCCTGTAAGCTTTCTGGGTCTGCCATATCGCCGTGACTGTCTGAGGCGAATACGAACTTGGTGGGCTTTGTGGTCATAGGATTAGCGGAAGCATTTGATCGGGTCAATCAGTTCCGGCGGGAAAAGGTTGTAAATCGGACTGCCACTCCAAGGTGGCGGATAGGCCGATGTTTTGCCAAACGGCAATTCATAAGCAAGGATCTCGTCCTCGGTCATTCCCATCATAGCGGCTGTGTCCTTTAGACTTATGCCAAGCCGGAAAGCTTCCCGGACTTGCACACCGGGGTCGTAGGGGATTGTCTGGCCTCGGTCGATCCTACGTCCGGAGCGAGAATGGATTACGTCCTCTCGGGCGCAAGCGACTAAGAACTCACCCCGGGCGAAAGAGATCCCGAGCAGTTCGCATCGTTCCTTCAGGCCTAATGGTTGTGAGCTGAAGTTATTACAGACCACGTCAAAGTCAGAGTCCAAGCTGGCGCGCTACGTTCTTCCCTTCGGAGATAACCGCTTGCTTGCTGTCCTGCCAAAACGTAAAGCCAAGGTTGACCGGGATGTTGCGGACGATTTCCCCGATGGATTTCCCTTCCTCCTCGTTTGCGGCATGCACGTCGGACGTGCTTATCTGGGCGGTGTAAACCTGCCAGCCGTAAGCTCCGCCTAAGATTGAACTGACGATGCCGTATTCATTGATGTAGCGCCAATCGGAACAGACCACTGTGATGTCCTGTCCGGGGTGGGAGTCTGCTATGCGTTTGCATTGACGGCAGAAGGAAAGGGCGAACACGTCTCGGTCGAGATCCCGGGCGAACGTGCCAGCGGCGACAAGGAAGTCGCGATGCCTGACCTTAAAGGCCTCGTTGCGGAATGTCTTGGTCGCCCCGGATCCGCCGACCTCAAGGATTTGCATGTAAGCGTCGCAAGCTTGTTTGAGCGAGTCCGCGAAGTTGATATGAAATGCCGGCTTGGTTGCGGCAAGGAAGATACCCTCGGCGAGGGTGTCTTTCCCAGCGCGAGCATAACCCGTAATAAGAACGACTGTGTTCATGCTGGGAAAGATCCTCGGGGGTTTAGAACGGAACGTCCTCAGAGGCCTCGGGCGCGCTTCCGTAAATGTCTTTGTCGTAGCGGCGATCTTGGTCATCTTGTAGTTGAATTGCATCCTGCCGTTCCACTCCTTGTCCGGGGTCACGTCAAGCTCTACGTTGGCCTTGCGACCGAACGCCGGGGAAACGTATTGGACAAGCATCTCGACGGACATTTCCTTGGACGGCTCGGGGCTGAACTTGCCGGTGTATTTACCGACTAGCATAGCGAGGCCTTTGCCGAACTCGACGGAGTAGTTCTTGGTCATGCAGTTGCCGTCTCCGTCCACGAAGAACAAGCGGCAGGAGGAGAACCCTCGCTTGTTGGTCTTGAAGCGTTCGTTGATCTTCTCGTCCTTGGGCTTGATCAGCTTGAGGATGTAAGTGCCGGACTTCTCGATGTTCTTGAGGGGAGGCAGTTCGTTGTTGGGTGGGTTCATTTTGGTATTTGGTTGGTGGGAAATGATTATGAGTGATAGTGGACCGATGGAGGCCATCAAGCAAAAAGGAACTTTATTGCCGCGGCGAGGATGATTAACCAAAAGGCGATGGAAACCAGCGCGCCTAAGCACCCCGCGGCAACTGTCGCTATGCCCCACACGTCTGACTTTTGGAAGGGAAACATGTTAGGCAAAGTTGATAGGGGTTGCGGTGGTGGTCTTTGCGCCTACGTCTAGCACCCGGATCTCGGAGCCGTAGCCGGGCCACTCGTCTAGGGCGACGCACGACTTGTAGGACTTCAGCGCCTCCTCGAAATCTGACAAGGCGTAGGTCATAAGCTCTGGGCCAAGTTCGTAGATAGCGAAGGCATACGGAGCTTGCTTCTCGGCGACGATGAACCGGAAACCCTTGGGGCGGATCCCGAAAGCGGCCTCGTAAGCGATGCGGTAAAAGTAGGCCTGAAGGTTGTAGCGATACGACCGGACAGATTGGAGGAAACCCTTGGGGCTGGCATCCTCGGAGGTCTTGAGGTCGTATAGATAGCCGTCATCACCTACGGCGTCGATGGCGGATTTGAGGGTAGTTCCGCAATAGTCCACGGAGAACATAAACTCGGTGGAGGTGAACTTGACCCCAAGAGATTGCTGGGCGCGCAACATAGAGGAGGCCACCTTGTCGGCGAGATCCCACTCGTCTGAACTCATAATGACCTTGCCGGCAGATGCGGCGGTGAAGATCTCGTAGGCAATCTTGCCTTCCTTTGTCCGGCGGTCGAGGCCTTCCGGGGTGACGGCATACTTTTCGTGAGCCGGGGTCGCCTCTAAAGCGATGTGATGGACGAGAGATCCGACCCGGAGTGCTTTGCTTTCGGTTCGTTCTGCGGTCAGCGAGGCCTTGTAGTGCAAAGGCGACTTTAATAGCTCCTTCATTCCGGAGCAGTTGATTGCGATAGTAGCGTCGTATTCGGCGCGAGTCTTGATGATGTTGGGCATGGTTGTTTTTGGTTTGGTTGTTTGGTGGGGAAGGGTCAGAGATCTTCGTCAGCGTTTGGATTGGCCTGAGCGATCGTGTCGGCGAGATTGTCGCAAGAGTCGAGCGCTTGAATGATGGCGCGCTCACATTGAGAAAGAGTATTGCGCATAACCTTGACGGAGGAGTTGATCCGCTTGAGGCGATCATACATAGGTTTGAGATCCGCAACTGTCTCCGGCGGCTCGCTTAGGACGCGGATGTGTTCGCGCTGGGCGGAGTGGATGTCGGTGAGTAGATGACGAGCGTCATCCCCGACGATTTCGGTGTCGCAAAAGTATTCGAGCGAACCAAGTTGACGTTCGATACTTTGTAGGTGCTTTGCGGCGGCGTCTTTGTTGTGCATAGGAAAATGTTAGAAGCGGACTTCGTTTATGTAAAGCTCCGTCTTGACGAAATAGCGAACGGACACCGGAGGCCGGAGTGAGGCAAGGTTGTCTCGTTTCCAGATTGCGAGCGCTTCGGTGAAAGCCGCCATGCGCTTGGCTTTTGTTTCGACGTAGGGGATCCCGTCTAAATAAATGAATAGGGCATACGGCTCTTTTGTCATGGCGCTGAGCTTGTAGATGCCAGACGGAACCGGCTTGGGCTTGGAGATCTTCTTCATACGGCGTTAGGGTTAAAGCGACAAAAGTTACGACCATGTTTTGCCCAGAACTCAACGTGGCGACCGGACACGCGGACTTCTCGGCGCTTCCACTTCCACAGTTCTTCCTTGAACGAGTCCTTATCCCAGACGACGAACTCCGGGTTCTCGACCCTGCCGTCAATGACCACGAACAAGGCGTGACTCTCTCTCGGCATCTTTGCCGCCATGTGTTCCATAGCGGACGGAGGGTTGGCAGGGATCTCGGGCATTAGGCGCGCTCCTTGAAAAGCTTGGCGAGAGTTTCGTTTGCCCGGTCGAGATCCTCCCGGGTTGCCTGAAGCTCCCCCCGGGTTGCCTTAACCTCGTTGGTGAAGTATCGAGATAAGGCCGTTAAGTGTTCGACCTGCATCTTGGCGTGGTGCAGGGCAAGGCGTAGGTGGGTGACTTCCTTTTCTAGATCCGTGGTGTCGTCCCGGCTCATTTCGTAATGGCCTTGAGGAAGGCGGTTTGATTTTCGGAGATCGTGAGCTGATACTGATTGCCCAAGCTCTCAAGACTAGCATCGGCGGCAAGCCATCCTTTTAATACGAGGTATGCTTTGGCATTACCACGCAAGTCCGCCGGGATAAAGTTGTGCCACACGCCGCCGGCTTGCACAGGCCTGTTGTTTGCCGGGGAGGGGGAGGAGGCCTTGGCGCCGTCATCGTCGATGTCGGTGGAGATGGCGCATGCCGTCTGGATGGACTGACGACGTAGGTAAGTGATAGCACTCCCGAGCTTTTGGGCGTCTAGGCCTTCCGACTTGATGGCGAGAGATCCGGCCTCGTAGGTTTCCCCGGAGGCGTGGATGAAGCAAGTGTTAACCCGGACTTGCCCCTCGAAAGAGGAAAGGGATTGGAACACGGCAAGGTTGTGCTTTGCGGCCTCGGCCTTCACAGTGTCGAGGATCTCGGCGAGCGAGGCATACTTCGACTTGAAGGCCGGGTTGATCCGGTCAGCGGCTACGTTGCCGATGGAGTTAAGGAAGGCGACGAGATCCTGTCGCCCGGTGTTGATGTTTGTTTCTTTAGGCATGGTGGTTTGTGTGGGTGAAAGTTATTCTTCAACGAGGACTTCGTCAACCCAAAGTTCGATGCCTAGCGCTTTGGCGAGGACGACTAGGGTTTTCACTTTCTTGTTGAATTCCTTTTCGGATCCTTTCTCGGTGGAGAAGATCTCAAGCTTGAGTTCGGAGCAAGCTCGGACTGTGTAGTGATTGTATTTGGGCATGGTTGTTGTGGGTGAAATTAGTTTATGGCGCCTCGGAGTCCAGCGTCAAGAATGAGTAAGGCGTCCGCTGTGGCTAACGTGACCGGGAGATCCGGGAACAGTTCGCAAGCGCGCGCCTTGAGCTTGTTCTTCCACTGCGTCGTGGTTTGTTCCCCCTTAGTCCCGACCGGGTGGGCTTTCTGCCACATCGGGGGGCGGACAGGATGGATCTTCATCCCGGAGGCGACAGCGGCTCCGTAGCACACGCCGTAGTTAAGCATCAGCTTGCCGATAGCAGAGCCGGGGATGTTCTTGCCGGCGAATAGCGGGGGGAGCTCAATGTAAATAGTAGCGATCGGCGCTTTCTTAGAGAGATCTACCAAGAGGTTGGCGGTGTCGAAATCCGTGGGCGGCATCCTCATAGCGGTGGTCTTGCCGGCAACGCGCCAACAGATGCCTCCGTTAACGCCGGGGTCGATTGCTATGAAGATGGTGTCGCTCATTCTTTCGACAGGGTGCGGATCTGTTCGCGCAAGGTCAAGCAATACTTGTAAGCGGCCTCGGCTTTAGTCAGGTGGCGATCGCGCTCGACGTAGGTTAAGCCGAGCATACAATAGTTTCTGTGAGCGTGAGCCGGATCTTCTTTGATCCTTTGCATTATCTTGGCGATAAGTCCGGTGGCGTGTTCATAGGCCTCTAAGTTGCTCTGGGCGTCCTGCCTATTGACTTCAAGTTCAGCCCGGAGGCGTGAGAGTTTGACGGAGGGTTCCATTTGATTAGGCGGAACGAAATGAAAGCCAAGTGAAGGCGCGCTGGCGGTTGTTCGTGTAGTCGGCAGATCCAATCTGGTTACCCTCTGAGTCGTGCAAGGTGAGAGTCCAGAGGCGGAGGTTGGTATCCCAGAAGATCCGGGCGGAACGATCGGCGTTGTAATAGGTTTTCATTTTTGTTTTGGTTTGTGGGTAAGAGTAATTGGGAGATTAGCTCACATCCCCCGGAAGCGGCGCATGTTATCTTCGGAAAAGTGACCTTTGCAACGCCCGTCCGTCTTTTCGGTGCGTTCGTCGTAAGTCCAATTCGTAAGACTGTGAAATTTGGTTAAGATGTCTCCCTGCTCGGCGCGGTAACACGACCAGCTGATGTCAACTTCTCCGCTGTTAAGCTTGCGGGCGGCTTGGCGCTGGGTGAGTTTGCCTTCGAGAACCAGAGTGACGAGATCTAGAGGCCAGCCGGACATCTTGGTGATGTAGGGGATCTTGCCGCCGGTGTTTTCAAACTCGGCGACTTCGGCTTCGGTGACTTTGTGATAGTAGTTGTTGTTCATTTGTGTTTTGGTTTGTAGGTTGGTGGAAATTACTTGGTTAGATGGAAGGCGCGCAAAGCTAAACAGGACTCGCTGAACGACTTATTCTTCTTGGCTTCAAGCGCCTTGAGATCCTTCTTGATCTGCGGGGAACTGAAACCCGGCTTGAGCGACTTGAAGTATGCCTTGTAGTAAGCATCGTAGGCGGCGAGATACTTTACTTCGGCGAGGTTTGCGGTTTGCTTGGCTTGGGCTTTAGTGGTGTTCATTTGTGTTGGGTGTATAAGCAATAGATAGTGACCCCGGGTTGGTGTAAAGCGTTTGTTTCAGTAGATCCGGGCAACCCGGTTGGCATAGCTATTAGGCCTGAACCCCCGGGATCTCGCCCCGGCGAACCCTACGTTCCAGCACAAGGCGATCTGAGCCGGGGTTGGGCTACTTACCCCCGCCCGGTTCAATCTGGTCTGTATGACGCTGAGGAAGGCCTTGGCGACCTCCTCCTGAACCCCGGCCTCCCTCCACCTTGACCGGGGTAGTGCCGGGAGGCCTTGCGACCGGCGATAGGTGTTGGCATCCTCCCAAGCCGCCGGGTGGATCTGCCACGCCCCGAGCGCCTTGCCGGAGTCCCCGACTGCTAGGAGGTTCGCCCCGGACTCGACGAGGGAGATCGCCTTCAAGATCCGGGCGGAGTCCGTCCCGGCGAGGAGTGGCGCGCAAGCCAAGAGTAGAAAGGCGTGGAGCTTCATTGTGTTCTTACGACAACGGATCCCATGATTGGTTCACCGCCGGAAGATACGAAGCCGTAGGTGATACCGATTAACCCTCCGTAGGCGATGTAGGGTTCAAGCTTAACGTCGTCGGCCTTTTCATTGATCAGGAGCTTGACGTATTTGTCGCAAAGCTTGCGAGCCCGGGGGAGTGCTGTCTTGGCGGAACAGATGTCCCCGCAAGTAATGCGCTCGTTGATCGCCCCGGACTCGACGAGCAGTTCCCGGAGCGTAAGAAGGTTTGGGCTGAGGAGATCCGGACTCATTGATGGTTGTATAGGCAATCGGGGCATACCCAGAACGTTCCGCGCTTGACGGAGATCCCGCCTTTGGATCTTGGGTTTCGGATTACGGCCTTTACCTCATAGCGTTCTCCGGCGAGATAATCGCCACAGCACTCACAAGGCCGTTTTACAAACTCATCCCGGCTTGGGATTAGCTCCCCGGACTCTAATGTTTCGCCGACGGACTCTAATCGTTCCATTTTTGGATGGATGTTGTTTTTTCTCATTTGAGAATGGTCGTTGCGGTGACGGCGACGTGATAGGCGGCGCGCCGGATCTCTGTCGGCTGATACTGACCAGCGCAGTATTCCCAGCGACCGCTTTCCGGGCTGAAGCTTAGGCGACCGGAGAACGCCCACCTGCCGGCCTCGATTAAGGCCTTGGATAAGTCCTCCTCGTTTCGCCAACGGATCCCCTTCCACACTTTGTAGAAGGCGCGCGTGTCCCGGCGGATCGTGTTGCGGTCGATGGCGTAGGACTCCCGGTCGTATGCGCGGAGGTCGAGCCGGACGGAACTCTTGTTCAGGACGAACCTCTCAAAGCGGTTTACGACGTCCCGGGCGGTGTAGGTGTTTGGCTTAGAGTTCATTTGCACCAGCGGATAAAGAGGAAGGCGAAAACGATCAAGGCCGGGAGAAGGATCGCGTCGGCGAAAAGGTCGTAGGTCATTAGGGTTATCGGTTAAGGGTGGTGATGGCGATAGCGTTAGCTTCGTCACAGCCCTGAGCTTCCTTAGCGGCCTCACGTCCCGGGGCGAGATCCTTTGACTCGGTATCCCGGATGTCGAACCACGCGGTCTTGAGAAGTGCGAGGCACTCGGCTACAGTGTCCTCGTGGATGCCGGAGGTGTCGGTGGCGGCGTTGATGAAGCCGTCCTTGAGGTAAACCCAGATGCCTTCGCCCTCTCCGTATCCGCGTTCGTCGGAGACGTCTTGGACGAGGGGGTGGCGCGCGATCTGGGCGAGAGTCCGCGTGGCCTTGTCTGCGGCGAGGATCTCCTCCGGGTTGAACCCGGAAAGCTTTGGGCAAATCCGGGCGGTGGTCTGGGCGAGTTTGATTTCGTTTTTGGTTTTCATTTGTGTGCGTGGTTTGTGGGTGAGAGTGATTAAATGTTAAGCCGGCGGCGTGTGGATGCTTCGACTGAGGCCTTGTATGAGTGGTCGGAGAGGATCTCGTAGAAGTAATCCAAGGCGCGAGCTTCGTCACCCCGGGCGACGTGAAGGCAAAGAGCGTAGGCGTTTTGAGCTTCGGCGATCGAATACTTCTTGTCGAGATCGACGAGGACGAGGAGGGCGAGGAGGTCGGTGGGGGTCATTTGTGTGTGGTGTTTGGTGGTACAAAAACAAGTAGATAGTGACCGGGAGATCCTGTAAAGCGTTTATTTTCGAGCTTTCTTTCGCTGGGTTTTGGGGACTTTCAGGCGACTTTCCCGGGACTCCGTTTCGTAAAAGGTTTCTCGCATACAGATCCGGAGGCCATTCCCTTCATAGCTCCCGATGTTGTAGTCCAACCAATCCTCGGCGTCAGCCCGGGAGATCCCATGCGCCTTGCGACAGGCCGGGATTAGCTTTCCGTAATCATAGACAGACCACCCCTCAGAGGTGAACCCGAGTAAGGCCTTGTCGAAAATCTTTCTCGGCTCCAAGGTGATGCCGGGTTGTTCGGGGTCACTCATTTTCGGAAAGAACATCCACTACGTTGTTTATGCGCTCGCACATTTCATCGACCACCTTGGCATCTTCATTTCCTTCAAGGGCGATGTCTGCGAGCGCATGGATCAGGTTAAGGATCTCGGCTCGCTGTTCAGGGGTGATGGTAATGTTTGTTTGTGCGGTCATATTATCGGTCTGAGTTAGAGTTAAGAATAGCGAGAATGGGGTCAGCTTTAAGTTCAGCTCGGCGCTTCTTGCTTACCCGGATGACGTTGCATTGGTCAACCAAGATCCCGTGGCCTTTGTAGTGCATTAAGAACACAATGGCCTCAAGCGAGTTAAGGTTTTCGGGAATGTGGTCAACCCAATAGCGGCGCTGACCGGGTTTGTGGGGAAGATTGTTCGCCGGGGTGACGACAGTGTAGGCCGGGATGGTGAATAGCTTTCCGTGTGGAGCGTATCCAATACGGATAGGGTGGGCGGTTATGTATGGCATCGGATTATTTGCGTAGATCCTTACAGGCGGCGATGGTTAAAGCGGTTACCATCTCCGACCACAGCGAGACGTGAACCCATAGCAGGTGATCGTGTCCCCACTCGGCTCGCATGTCTGCGACGTAGGCCTCGGCAAACTCTTTCATCTTGTCGCCGGGAGACGGAAGCTCGCCGGCGAGTGCCGGGAAGTAAATCTCGGCCTTGTCCGCTACGTCATCTGGGACATTGGTCAGGATGTTGCCGACGTGGATTTTAAGGAGATCTTTCTTGTTGGGCATAAGATTAGGCGTGAGCGAGGAGTGCCTTGACGTGGTGGCGCGCCGTAGCGTCCTGCTCGGGCGTGAGGTCGTGCATGCCATCCGGGTGGGCGAGATCCTCGGAGGCAATCAAAAGCGCCTCCTTGATCGTCTGACCCTTGTTGATGTGCAGGGAGAACTCGGAGCCAAAGGTGATGAAGGCCTCCGGGCGACCGATCATCTTGTGGAACGAGTCCAGCATCGGGGCGGACGTGGGGTTGGCGCTGGCGAGCATAGAGATGTTCGGGCGCTTGGCGGTTTCGATTTCGTAGCAGGGCATGGTGGTCTTTGGTTTGGTGGTTAGGGTGAAAGCTTACTTCTGGAGATCCGGGCGGTTGAAAACCCAATTCCAGAGGTTGTTGGCACGATCCTCGGTCATCACCGGGGAGATCCCGGCGGACTCGTTAGCGAGGATCTCGGTGCCGATAACGTGCCGGGCGACAGCGGCCTTGTCCATGTAGGACGTGACGTTGTGGATATACCAGAGCGCCGTTTTCCTTTCGGTGGCGTCCATGTCCTTCCACGCCTTGGGGAGCGCGCGGGGGATGGTCAGGCCGGCATCCCGGTTGTGGTGGTTGAGGACTGCTTCGATGGTGGTCATTTGTGTGCGTGGTTTGTGGGTGAGAGTGATTAGGCGCGGGAGGTGCGGAGCGCCTTGACGAATGACTTATGTTCTTCGACGAGGACTTCCAGCTGATACTGAAGCGCGTTCATCTGCATGTAGAGTTCGGCGAGGGAGATCTTGGCGGAGTCGGCGCGAGCGCGATCCGGGGAAAGCTCCTGATGGACTGCGTATTCGAGAGCGAAGGCCATCCGCTTCTTCTGAGCTTTGATATCCACTTTCTTAACGTGGATATGATTGGCGAGGGCGGTGATCTTGGCGCTGATTTCGGTGGGGGTCATTTGTGTGTGGTGTTTGTGGGTGAGAGTGAGATCCTCCGGCCTTATCGGGCCGGGTTGCTTTCGGGGATCTGGAGGAAGGCGACTAGCTCGGTGAGCTTGCCGGAGGGAACTCGGGCGGACCAGATCGAACCACTGCTGTATTTGTCCTCGGTAAGCTCCGTGTTGCGGGAGAACCAAACGTGGGCGGTGTTCTCGGAGGAGAGGGTTTCGATCTGGTAGATGAACCCGGAGTCCTTGCCGGCGAGACAGGCGCAGATCATTCGGATCCCGTTTTCTTTGAGGATCGTGTCGAGGCGGTTGAGTTGGTAGTTGGTCATTTTCGTTTGTGGTTTTGTTTGTGGGTGTTGTTTAGTGGAACAAGAATGAATAGATAGTGACCCCGAGATCCTGTAAAGCGATTATTTTCAACTAAACGCATTTTGTCGGGTTGACCCTTTATTCATGGGAGCCACTCCGTAATACCCTAAAGGGTATTTAAGTGCTTTCCCTCCCCCTCCGGGGTCAGGTCGCACTATGCCGTCCTACCCCTCTGGCTTGCCCTAGGAGGCCTTTTGACCCCGGGAACGGATAAGGACAGCCACCCCCACCCCAAAACAGCCCACAGCCAGCGCCCAGCCCAAATCCCGGACGGATCTCAGGGCTATGGTTGCCTCCCCCATATTTCGTTCTAGATCCTTGGAGTCGGACTTGATAGCTCCGTCATAAATGATTACAGCCAGCGCCTCGGTATTCTGGAGCTGGTCAAGAACGAACCCGGAGATGAAGGCGGAGGCCAGCGCGCTCAACCCGGCAAACCCGGTCAGGAGGCAAACCGCCAGCAACAGGTTGCGGTCACTTCCGCTTCCGCTTTGGTTTTGCTTTGACATTAGGTTTCAGGGTTCGTTCGACGGCGACGACTTCCTTTTCCCCTTTCGCCTTGATCCAACGCATCAGGTAGTCCAAGCACTCCGGGGCGGCATAACCAGCGGCGCCCACCACACCCATCCGGAGGCCGGGCGATTGAATATGGTCTTGGATGGCGTAGCCAACCATCGCGGCGGTAATCGCGGCGGCACAAACCCGGCGGACGACCCACCCAAACGACACCGGTTCGGTCGAGAGTAGGAGGCGCGCAGTCATCGCAAGTCCACCAAGGATCGAGGCCACAACCCCGTCCTTGATTGCGTGGGGGATGTCCTCCGGGTTTACAGGTGAAGCGCTCAAGAGATTTTAGGGGGTTGGCGGTTTTTGTCTATCGACACCCGGCGGTAGTTCTCAGACCACAGCATCCGGCATAGCTCCTTGCCCACCCGGTCGGTTTCGTCCTCGTTGAGATCCGGCAGTGAGTTGTGGATCTGTTCGTGGCAAAGGACTTCCAGCTGGCGCTTTGCACCGAGCCGGGGATCAATCTCAATCAGCGGGTGCTGGGGATCTTTGTTTGCCTGACCCCACGCCTTCTCCCTGCCGAGCTTCCGCCAGATGACTTTAGACTTTCGTTTCATCGGTCTGGGTTGGCTTGCGTAGGAAATGCCATGCACCGACGATGACTGACAGGATGACGATGGCGCCGACTGCCGGCAAGAACCAAGGGGTGTCCAATAGAAAGGGAACGGATCCGATCGTCAGGCCTGAGAGCAGGAGGCCAGCACCAATCATCACTCGACCAAAGGCGACAGCGAACCCACCGAGAACCATCATCCCGGCGGCGACCATAGCGTAGAGGTTTCGCTGACCCTCTTTCTTTGCCTCATCGACCTGTTTTCGCAACGTGTCGATTTCGGAGGTCATTTTTGACATAGCTACTTGGTTCGCCTTTCGCTCGGACTCCATCCCCTCCCACAGCTTGTCGATGTCCGCCTTAGCTTTGGCGGCAGAGGCGATGCTGGCTTCGTAGGCCTTAGGATCTGCTCTAAGCGCGCGCGCCTCGGCATAGGCGAGATCCCCGGCTGAGGGTTTCGGGAGGCCGGCAAGGGCAACGGACGTCTCCGACCGAACCACCTCCGGCTTGTCCGCATTGTTCTGGGCTGTCTGAACTGCGGCGGCAGTCCGGGACTCCAGCTTGTCCTCCTTAGCTCCCACGACATCGAGCGTGGAAGTCGGAGCCGGCGGTGGCGTTAAAATGTCCGGAGATCCGGAACACCCGGCGAGGCATAAGGCCAATACCAAAATAAGACGCATCGTAATTTGGTCTAGCCCAGAATACGTTTACTTTCCCCGGATCGCGTCGAGGATGGATTTGCCTTTTGCTTCGGTTTCCTTGAGGCGGTCTCCGTTCTTGCGATAGACGAGGATGCCGCCAAGGACTCCGATCAGAAGGCCGGTGAGGAATGTAAAGATGTATGACATTGTATTACGATAGGGGGATAACGACGTAACCCTTTGCGGCTATTAGAGCGAGCAGGGCGGCTTCGGTTTCGGCGAAGACTACTGTTAAACCTTTAGCGTTGTAGGTTTGGTATGCCTTAACGGGGAATACTCCGGGGACGTTCTTGTTGCTTTCGGACAGTAAGGCCGCGAAGCCGTCCTTCTCGTATCGCTTAGACAGAGGTGTGGTCATTAGTAGGTGTATGTTAAAATTGGGAAGGTTGCCTCTCCGGATCCGTCAGAAATAAACACTGTAATCACATCGCCAGAAACAGGCGCGCCGACTAGAGTGCCGCTGAGGTAATAATAATTGTATGCGGCGTTTACAGTATTGTCGTAAACTCCGTTAATGTACAATTTGAAATCCACACCAGAGCCGGACAGTTTACCATAAAACCAGCCCGCGGTCGTGTTCATAAAGCCGTAATACATACTCCAAGAACCTCCGCTTTCGTAATAGCCGGGGTTTGCCGATGAGGTCATCGTAACAATGTCTAAGTAATTCATCGCCCCGTTTAATCCGTTAGCCCCAGCTGGGCCAGCGACAATCGCCGTGGTCTGCACAGTCGAATCGCTGAAGGTGATCCCGGTAGCATCTACGGATATGCCGCTAGTAAAGGAGGGGGCATTGAGGTTTGCCTTGAGGTCTAGTTCGCCCTGCAAATCCGTTTGCGACGAAAGCGTCCCGGTGATGCCACCCCAAGCGGCGGATCCGCTGACAGTCGCCCAGATTAAATCCGTTCCGTCATAAGTTAGCGCCTGCCCGGAAGTCGGGACGCCAGCGTTGAGCGTAGAGGTTGCCGAGTTGGAGAGAGTGCTGATGGTGAGTCCACCGGAGCTAATCACCTCCCACGCTCCGTCTTTTCTCCCGTAGTTAGATCCGTCAATCGGAGCGTCCGAAAGTTTGGCGGATAGGAGGGTGTCCACAGACCCTGCTGAATATATATTGATTGACATTTAGGTAATGATTAGTTGCTCCCACGCTCCGTCAAGCCGGACGTAGGGGGTTCCGTCGGACGGCGCGTCAGAGATTTTTGCATCAAGCGCCGTCTGGAGATCCGTCTGAGTAGAGAGTGTTCCGGTGATAGCTCCCCAAGCCACCGAGGTCGCAGGTGTTACCCCGCCCACGTTAACGACCCAAGCCGTGTAAGTCCCCGACCCGGTGTGGTTCTTGATGTCCACAGTTAACACCCCGGTGCCGGAGTTATACGTCAGCACCTCGCCATGCATATGGTTCGCGGCGTTGTAGGAGATGGTAAGGTTTTGGGTCGGCGTATAAGACAACCCGGTGCCGATTGTGAAAGTCTTGTTTCCGTTTCCGATTGTGTTGCTCGTGACGGAGGTCGTCAGGTAGCGGTCGCCGACTACAGGAGTCTGCCAATTTGCGGCGTAGTTTGTTCCGCTGGTCTTGGTTAACACTTGACCGGTGGAACCACCAACCGGGACAGCCGAAGCGATCGGGGCGTAGGTCGTTGCGGCGAGCGCGCTCGTTAGATACGGAGTCAGTGCGGAAATCGTAATGAACCCCGTTGGGTTTGTTAACGGGTAATAAGTTGAAGAAGCAAGCGCGCTTGTCAAATACGGGGTCAGCGCCGCTATCGTGATGTAGCTCTGAGAGGTGACCCACGCTTCCGTCGCGTATCCCGCAAGAGAGGGTTGATTGACCCATTGAGTATTGAAGTCTGTCCCGTTAATCTTAGCGAGGACTTGTGATGTCGTTCCACCAACCGGAACACCTTGCCCTGTAGCTCCCGTCTGACCGGGGATGCCTTGGATGCCTTGCAGTCCGGGGATGCCTTGTGGTCCGGGAGTCCCAAGGTTAAAAACGATAGATCCGGTCGGGGAGGCCGGAGTGAGGATGAGTTCGATGTTAGCCATTAGGCAAAGTGATCTCCGGTTCGATTACGAGGCGGACAGTCGTAGTCGAGAAAACGATGCCGTCCTTGGAGCAACGTAGGTCAATAGCGGCAGTCCCGACATCCCATTGGGCAGTCAGGGTTGCCTCGGCGGTGATGGTGACTGTCAGGAGATCCTCCCCGATCACTACAGTCAGAGGCCAGCGCCGGCGAGAGTGATCTTGAAGCTCACTCTCAATGGCAACCCCGGAAAGGTCAGCCGGATCTCCCGCCCCCGGGACATACGGACCCGAGGCCGCGAATGTTTGTCCTCTCTTCCAGATGATAGTCGGCGCCGCCATAACCCTACGCGGGAGTCAAAAGTGGGTTAAATGACCTCAGTAGCCGGCGTCGATTGTTGGGGCTGAACCCGTCCCGTCCCATTTAGTCGAACCCGTAAATGGCTTTTCCCAATTCTCTTGGTTCGCCGAGTAATCGGGGACAGTCCACCAAATGGGATACCCCGTTTGAGTCGGGCTATAGGCGACGCGCCTTACACCGGCGTAGGTGTAATTGTGCGGCATCGTCAAAGTCCCGATTAGGGATTGCTTAATCAACCAATTACCCGTGACGACGTCCAAGTCTAGTTGAGCAATTCGGATCCGTTGGCAATTATAGTTTTGGAGCTTAACGACAAAAGTGTCTGGTCCGTAACTAATGTCATTCGCGTCCTCTCCGTAAAACCGGGTAGGAGTTGTTCCCGGGACTTCGACTTCAATAAAGTTAGCGGTGTGAAGCCAAACAGTCCACCAGCTTTGCTCGTTAGCATAAGTTGATTTCCAAGGCCTCGTTTTTTGATCCGCATCAGAGTCGTCAACCATAATTGCGAGATAAGGCCAGCTCTGTGTCAAGTTATTAAACGCGGGGAATTGCTTGTTTTGATTGCAAATAATGTAAACCCCAATCGACGTCGCTCCCTCCGGGATTTCAATGTATCCGTCGTTGTTCGCCCATACAGACTCCGAGTCCACTCCGGTTACCGCCGACCCGGTCGGGTAAACGGCGACATTTCGTATGTCGAATGTTTTTGTATATGCGTTGAAGCTTTGAGATCCGGCGTTCGGTGGTAAGTCCCCAACGCCTGAAATAATCCGACCTCGAGCCACTTTAATTACCTTAACATCCTCAATCGACTCAACGCGCACCTCAAACTGTTCAGGAGGAGCGACTACACCTACAGAGCTGGGCCAAGTAATAGATCCTACAATGTTCTGTGTGACAGTCCAACCAGATCCGTACGAGGCCGAACCAATTAAAAGTCCCTGAACTGTATAGACTCCAGCCGGCGGAGTAATCCCGGGAGGGAGAGGAACAGGACAAGCGTCAACCCTGATCGATGACTTGCTGACGTAGATGTAAAACTCCGCTACGTCGTCGCTCTCAATTTTAAAAGCATAGACATAATAATCACCGGGAGAAATGGAGACATACCCATCTTGCGATGCCCAAGGCCGTGACGAACCTACGCCCGGGACAATGACGACCGCGGAAGGAGTTGTGTCGGGGGTAAGGTTTTCGGTATAAAATGACTCGTCGCAATCCGAGTCAACCGGGCGGTAAATGTGCGCTCCGCTGGCGACTTTAAGAACGGGAATGGGCTCACCCTCAATGTCAACGTCGACCACCTTTAGCTCAAATTGATTAACGTATTCCGATCCGGGAGTTCCACCGCCGGCGTTAGGCCAAG